TCAGGTGATCTGAATGCCTGTTGGATAGAACGTGGAGAAACTGCCATCAAGCCCCTGACAGCAGACATACCAGATTCCTGCGCTATCCGGAGTCGGAAGATAAGCTCCCCACAGATCGGAGTTCACAAACGATCCATCAACCCAGCTTGAAGGCAATGTTGTTAAAGACCTGGCCATTCCAAACATGACGGGCGCGGTTGATGGTGAAGCATGTACATTAACCGCCAAGACGCCGGTCCCATGCATGATTGGACCGCTCGGTACAGAGTTCCAAACAATCGAATTCACTGAACCCAATGGTCCCGTCGTGCTATATAACGCCAGTGGGGACGTCGCCGTCGATTTATCGCTTCCCACAGCCGTGATTTGCCAGTCGTAGCTTTGGGATGGATTCAAACTGGTGGCAGTGTAGCTCGTCGAGGTGAACAACTGACTTTCACTGGTCCATGCGTTGGTTCCGGTCTGGCGATACTCAACGTTGTATGTCTCCACAGACCCGGAGGATGGGCTCCACGCGACGGTGATGCTGGACGAAGTAGCGTTGGAGAAGGTGATGTTAGTTGGAGCAGCGACCGGGTTTAACGCGCTTCTCGTAACCGCAGAGACCACGCTCGAAGGTGGCCCGGAAACTCCATTGACATTCGGAATCACGATAAAGTCATAGGAAGTAGACGCAAGCAAAGATGCTATTGCAATCTGGGTCGCAGGTAAGCCAGCAGCGACGGAGGTCCAAAGCTCTGAGCCGGTGGGACGGCTCAGAACAGTATAGGATAAACTATTTTCTGTCGGGGGAGCCGTCCAGGTGAGTTCAATGCTGTCTGGTATGCTGGGGGTAGCAGCCAGATTCGTCACTTGACCAGGCGGGGCTGTAGATGTCGATGATCCCGCTAGGGCTGCGTAGATAAGATTTCCCGCTGAATACCATGCGCTAAATATCGTCATGGATTGGCCCGACAGCAGTGTCGTTCCGCCCGACGAGGTTATAAGAGTTCCAGAAAGATCTACGCTGCCGTGGCTGACGTTCACCACCTCGCATTGAAAGCCGCTGTTTAGGTCGGCTGCCTTCGCACTGAGCGTCAATGGTTGGCTGCATATAACAAGCCGCCTATTATGGCTAGCTGTGGTAATGCAAGTGTCTGATGATATTTCGACGACCGGCAGTTCGTAGCCACAGATTTTCGAAGTTATCCAGGTCCATATACCGCCAAAGGTTTGGCGGACCAACATCGCCTCACCTTGGGATACGACAAGGACGTCAGAATCGGAGGTTAGAGCAGCGGACGGAATTTCATCAACACTCTCTCCGCCAGTAAAATCCCGAACTGAGACCGCAGAGCTGGCCCCATTTCGACTCACATAAACCATATCTTCTGGTGACAGCTCCGAGATCACCGGAAGGTTTTCCATGTAGCTAGTCTGCTCCTGTGTCGACTGGGAGTCAGCAGATATTTTCCCATCGCTTGATATAGAGATATTGTCCCCAGCCAAAAATAAACTTCGTAGCGCGCCTAATGGCAGCAGGTTTGGGACACCATCGCTGGAGATTACCACAGCGTCCGACAACTCAAACGTGTTCTTGATCGGGAAGTCAGCGTGATCACCACCATCAGCAGATAAACCCGCCCCGGTTAAACTGAGCCCGGCCGCTAAGGTTATCGGCTCCGGGCCACCAGATCCAATGCTAACTCTTCCGAGCAAGGAATTTTGTGGGACACTGATGCTGGGCTGCACTCCAGCCAGCAACGTACCAATACTGACGCTTGACGCAGTTCCAGCTTGAACGAGTGGAATGATATCCGCCGCCGTAACAGATCTTACGGGTGGAAGTTGTGAGATCGTTGGCATATAAAGTCTACCCTACAGATCGACCAAAGCACGAGCGACGGCCCGCCACGTTTGGCGATAAAATGACAATTCTCGACGCTACGCTGCGTTATCTGGTTTAGGTAGTAAAGTGGCTCCTATGATCAGCGGAGCGGCATGAAGGCTTCGGGCGGGCATCATTGTCCCAGTTCGGGATGGCCACACTTACGATAGCACCTGGGCACCACTCCATCCACAGATCCACCGTGCGCCGTCAAAGAATACCTCTACTCCAGAACCGGCCCCAGCGGCCTCATTCGGTTTACGGCCGTTCGTCGTGAATGCCTTCGCCCCAATCCCAGGCGAAGTGGGCAGCGAACCGACCGTGTAAGAGGGTAGAACTGGCGGGCCGGTGAACCGCGGGCTGACAGAGTTGGTTCGAAAGACTTCCCGCCAAGTCCCGCCTCCGTCGGATACAACGTGGTATCTATCAGACTGCCTGAGAATGACGGGGCCGTTGTCTATGCCGTCGCTTCCGGCCGGTTGAATTGTAACAGCCGCGCTTGTGAGGTTTGAAAACGTGAATCCAGTTCCCACGGGCGTTGATGTCGCGGTCGGCAGTGTGACGGTGAATGAGGACGATCCAACGAGAAACACCATGTTGCCGGCGAGGTAAGACGGAAGTGTCGTGTTAGAGGTACATACGTTCGCCCACCCAACGGCAAGGCCCTTTCCTACGGTGTAAGAGAGACCTCCCTGATTCCACCGAAGAGTTCCTGAAGAGCTATCAAAGGACAACGTGTTACTTGCGGTTGGTTCAAATGCTATAGCATGACCAGCAGCCATCCTTATAGCCGCAGCACCGGCTAATTGTTGTGAACCAGTGGTGTCGAGAATCGACGTAGAGAACGGGATGTTAACATTGAAGACGCGGTATGCGTGCCCCGCCGAGCCGCCGCCGAGATAGACCCCGACAACACTGGATATTTCCACGGGCGCACCGGTCGTGTTGTTTTGCGCGATTACAAGTGACTGGACCTGTCGAGACGAAGCGTCATCTGGCCCATTACCTATCCAGTCCATTTCGACAGTCAACGAGGCATTTGCCCAACTGGATGGCTTACCGGTAGCATCACGGTACTCTAGACATGCCGTCCACAACTGTGGCTGAGGAAGCGCCACGCCGCTTAAATTGGTACCGATACTCTGTCGGATCGTCTGAGCATATCTCGCGACATGCTGGGCTGCGGTTGTACTGTTCGGCGTTTGGACGCCGGCCCATACTAACCTATCGAGGCCCGACCAGACATAATTGTTAGGACTATTGTAAATCATTGTGTCAGTTCGGCTGTTTGCAATGACAGCTTGCGTTCCGTTCGAATGATTCACTACATATGAGGAATGGGAGACTGCGAAATCAGCAGTGGTCGAGAATCCTCGCGAGAACTCAAAACCAGATGCAGAATTTCCCGCGACGATGCCGGGCAGGCTGAGGCTGGCTGGATTCCCTCCGGTGGGAATTGCGCTGGCCAAGGATGTTCCATCAGGAAGTGTTGTGCCATCTACAAACCACTTAACAGTTTTAGTCGTGGGTAAACTCCACGCGCTGGGATTTTGCAGGACTGTAACACCGTTTGGGACGTGAATAGCGGAGTTAACGGAGGCAGCTTGGTATGCGGCAGAGAAAGCTGCAGTGTCGTCAGCAGTTCCGTTGACTTTTGCATTATATGGCGGAAGTATTAGATTGACTATGTCATAAGACTTTATAGCTGAATCGACATATTGCTTCGTGGACGCATGTAGGTTTGCTGTTGGGTTCGTCGCCAGCGTTAACGGCCCGTAGATCGTTCCCCCGCTCGTAGGGAGGGTCAGTGACACCTGTGCGTCAACGTACTGCTTGTTCGCAACGCTTGCCGGAGTTACTGGTGCCGCGGCCATAGAAAGCGATCCCGAAATCGTCCCGCCGGTAGTCGGCACGGCCGTTGCGACTTGCACGTCAACATAGTGCTTGGTAGCCGGCTGGAGCGCACTTACTGGATCGGCCGCAAGCTGAACCGATCCCAACAAACTTCCACCAGTTCGCGGAAGAGCAGATGATACCTGATTATCTACATAATTTTTCGTTGCCGCCTGGAGAGGGACTATTGGGTCCGCCGCAAGCGCAAGCGGCCCCGAGAATGTATCGCCACTACGAATGACACGAGTGTCGACATACTGCTTTGTGGCGGCTTGCAGAGATAAGGCAGGATCCGCAGCGAGGACTATTGGACCAGTTAACGAGCCGCCGGTTTTAGACAAGCTTGTTAGAACCTGCGCATCGACATAGGTCTTAGTGGATGCCTGACTCGGCCATACCGGATCGGCCGACAGGATGAGAGTCCCTACCAATGTTCCGCCGTTTAACGGGAGCGCAGTCTGGATAGAGGCGTCAATATACGCTTTCGTCGCCGCTTGTAAGGGCAGAACCGGAGCTGTAGCTAGGATTAAGGGTCCGGCAAGAGTGTCACCTGTCCGGAGCAGGCGGCTATCAACGTATTCTTTTGTCGCGGCGTGCAGGGCCCCGGTTGGATCAGCACTCAATGTCACCGGGCCAAGAAGTGTTCCCCCAGCTTTGGGTAGCGCCCCAGCAATCAAATTATCAGTATAATTTTTTGTCGCGGCCTGTGCCGGAATTGCCGGATCAGAGTTCAGCAGGAGAGCGCCGGTAAGGGAGCCTCCCGTCTTCGGCAACAACGCCACTGCGGTTGCGTCCACATACGCCTTCGTGGCTGCCGCTAATCCCACGGCCGGCGAGCCGACAAGGATAAGCGGCCCAGTCAGGCTTCCGCCGCTCTGCTGCAAAAAAGTCGACGCAAAATTAGCCAAAAGCGTTGGGGTGGAGGAACCCGCAGGGGTGAGGACAGCATGCGAGACGTCCACACCCGGCACGGTGGACAGGCTACTTACGAACTGGGAGTAGCTAACAGAAACTTCGGTTCCAGCCTGCGAAATTGCGACCAGATCAACCGGGCTTGGTACGTTTCCGGCGGGCAGGCCGGACATCGTGAACGATGAGGCATTTGCAGACAGTGTTCCGGATATAAGGTTGATGTTGCTGCCGATGGCGATCGTCTCGACTGTACCAGTCCCCGTGCTGCTGCGTCCCAAAACATAGCCTTTGTTAAGGGAAAGTTGGGGTTGCAGCCCGGCGATGACCTGCGCCCTTGTAATCTTGCGTGTTATCCCAGTTTGGCTAACCAACATCTCGTCTGTGTCTGCGGCCGCAACTGCTGGAGCAAGTTCATCGATTGTAGGCATAGGACCTCGGTTATACGTCAGTACGGGGCATTGTCAACACGACGACGCCAGTCAGACTGAACAGCGTCATTACGTAAGAACGGGGTTTCCATTCTGGTCCGTAATGACCAGTCCGGCGGAAGTTTGAATAGCTGCGGCAGGCACAGAGGGTGTCGAAAGCATGAGCACCGGCAGAAGCACACTCCTTTGGATCGAACGGCCGTTCATGGTGTTTACGAGTATAGTGACGACGTAAACTGTTCCTGCTTGTCCACCAGAAAACCATAAAATGCCTCGAGTGCCATCGCCTCCGGACGATGTCATAAGAAGGTCACCAGGCGCATTGGGTGTGATGGCAACATCAAGTGTAGAGATTCCGTCGGCGTCGTTACCAATGACTGCTGGCGAGAACTCTATTATATAGTCCAGCACGTCACTCGGATCTTTTGCGGGCCAGTTCAGTACAGGCGGTGCCACGCACTCCGATCCCCTTGGGACCGCAATAAAGCTGTCGATTACCACGATCCGAGCGCAACTCGGCTTCAAGAAATGAGAAACAGGTGTTGCCATAACGCGCTCCTGAGGGGATAGAGATGGACGATTGCTGGTACACCGCGAAAGGGCGATGCCGGCAGTACTTTGTCCTTCAGCCCAAACATGCTGGCGCTTCCTACCACCTGACGACTACCAAGCCCGCCGCTCCGGATGCTCCATTATATGCCGTAGCACTGTTTGCGCCGGTTCCCGCGCCCGCAGCGCCCCCTCCTGGGAATACCCCCGCTACGCCCGTTGTCCCACTGTTCTGCGATCCACCCATGGGCGCGGCCCCGCCCATCCCGCCCTGGTTCAGAAATCCAGCCTGTCCTGCCGATCCAGTCAGATTTACGTCCCCGCCGACGCCGCATCCAGCGGGTGTGGCTCCGTTGGACGGGCTTTCGGCTGTCGCCAAATAGTTTAAGCATCCCCCTGTGGCACTCACCATGCCGCCAAAGCTTGATGGTCCGCCTGCCGAAGGAGGCGCTCCTGTAACCGTTCCGCCTGTGCCCCCACTTCCGACCGTTACGGCGATGTTTTGCCCAGGCGTTAAATCGACTATTCTTTTGCGTGCATACCCGCCGCCAGACCCACCGCCACTCGACAGCGAGCCGACCGAAGCGAAGCTGCCAGCTCCGCCGCCCCATGCTTCTACCTCGACTTGCTCGACACCCGAGGGAACTATAAACATGCCCGAAGAAGCAAAGGACTGCGTGCCGGATGCAAACCCTGGCCTCAAAGCAGGAAGTTTCCAGTAAATAAAGGGGGCTGTAGGCAGGCAAGCAATGTCATTAACTCCCACTGATGTACGATTAAAAGGAATATTGATCGAGTACAGCCCTATCCAACCGACATCGATGGGCGGAATCACCGCGGGGCCGCTGCTGAAAGAAGTGGCTAACTTCAGCTGCAACGATACCTGTTGGGTCCGCAAGGTGGCTTGTGCAGATCCAGTATTCGAAGGTCCGCTGTAAGGCTGAGATGGATTAGTAGAGTTATAATAAGGAAGAACAAGCGCGTCGGCGTCGACTTCCTGGAAGCTCGCCTGTATCAGATAGGCATTTGTTTGCCCCGGATCTGTTGGAGTCGCAAGAGTGAAGCTGGCGGGCTCCGTCATAATCCCCATCTTAACTAATGGCGTTGCCATGTCTGCGCGTAATGACCCGTAATCGCTTGCATCAATTACCGAAAGCTTTGTGATGCTCCCGGGTGCTACGTTGATCTTCATGGATACAGGATTAGTTGGTGTGCAGGCCAGGCCGTCCACGACAGGGCCAGCCCCCATTACCGCCTGGGCAAGGTAGCCAACAGCTACCATCATATTCCGATTGATATTAAGAAGGTCGGTATCCAATGGAATACTTCCTGGGTAGACAATATTACGATCCATTTCTTGTTATTCTCCTAGTTGCAGATTCGGGTCCATGCAATCACTGAAACCGGAAGTACGTCAGAAATAGTTTCGCGGATTTTAGCGTTTGATACTTGGTCCTCCATGGATAAAATATCGCCATATTCGATAGATCCGGCGCCGTACGCGCCGGAGGGGCATCCCCACCCAGAAACAAACGCCACCCCCACCAGGTTTGGGCGATAAGCCGTAATGAAGATTTGATACGGGAGTAGAAGACTTCCCCAACCTCCACAAACATTGTATACCAGGCCATCCAACGGGCACCCGGCAGTGCTATAGAAGCCTGTATCTCTACCATATGCAGGCTCAAAAACTAACGGCGTACGCCCGGTCAGGCTCTCCACTGTCGAGATGACACTACGCCTAGTGGCCTTTTCACGAAGTAAATTACCTTGTATATACCCCCGGAAGCTTTCATCAGATTGACCAGGTAGCCTCCGCAAAGCAGGACCAAAAAAATCAAAAGCTGATAGGTCTAGCCAAAAATGAGAGGAAGTTCCAATACGAGTTTGTTTCAAGGCATAGTTGGCAAGGGCATAGAGCCCGCACCACGAGGCTGCAAATCCGGCTAAGAGCGCATCTAAAACAGGGCTTTGGTCTGCAAACCATCCGGTCGGAATTACCGATCGTATCCGCCAGATAATATCATCTTTATCGCCCGTCATACTATCACCGACAGGCTGGCAAGCTTTATCAACTCGGAGACCGTTGGCGTCAAATCCGAACTCGCCCCATTCAACGTGAGGCCGGTGACATTCAAGACCCTGGGATCGGAATCATATGCCACTTGAGCAATCCTCGTTATAGGTAGAGGTGCACCGATCGATAGGCCATTGATATACAATGTAACGGCATTTTCTACCGCCGCTAGGACGGCCGCTTGGTTTGCATCGGCCGAGAGCAAGACGGAGAAGGAAAGGGTAACGGGCTGCACAACAGGGGGACGGACGCTAAACACTGATCCTACCGGCCGTATGGCGTCGACAGCTACGCTTACAGCGCTGAGCAGTGCAGCCGAGGGATTACCGGACCCGTCGTCAACCGTGACAACAAAGCTTCCAGGACAATACTCATTACTACAATCCGTATTTTCAGAGACATAGTAAGACAGCCCCTGTTGCACGCCAGAAATAGCCGTTTCGACCGAAGATATTGTCGCCTTCGACCGGCTATTGATGAAAAGGACGAACCGCTTCCGAGCAGTCAGATCCGTCTCGGCGTCCTGTCCATTCATTGTAGCAAGCTGATTAGTTACGAGATCCACTCCAGCGAGTGCAGACGATATTACGGTGATCTTGCGTGGCAAGACGTTCCCCGTGCTCCCTGCGGTTTGTGCGATGACAGGAACCTCAATAGAGGTTGTGCCGGATGCCAAGACATATCCGCCTGCCTGCGTGCTCCAAGCTCCATTAAGAGCGTCCGCAACGACACAAAAAGCTTGTGTATTGTCGGACGTTTTGACAAGCGTGCCCGGGAGTATGGTGACGTTTATGAGCGCCGAGTGTCGCGAGAACGTAACGTTTCCCACTGCAAACGACGACGGTAGACGCGTAAATCCAAAGTCGGCCATCCAGGAGTCAAGATCAGCCCCCGATGAGGTGGATGCTCTGGTTGCCCGCAAAACGCAAACGATCAGCCATTGTATCCACAGGCAGATCGCAGCGTTTGCTTCCAATAACGCCCGAAATATGGAACCGACACTGATGTCAATAACTGCCGACGTCGCCGTCTGCAAAGCTGCTGCGGAGTTAGCTACAATGCTATCGAACGTCAATAAATTAAGGTTCATAGTGATGTACTGTTCAGGCTGAATACTAATACCTCTGTCATGCTTATCTCAACGCTCATATACTGTATTTGGACACAGAGCGACTCGCCTCCTGGTGCCGGCTGAGTGACCGATATTCGCGGCTCCGGGGACCAGCTCACCGACGACTCGAGCAACATTTGCGACTTTATGATCGCAGCGAGCCCGCTAACGTCTGCACACTCTCCGACGTAGGAGCCAAGGCCGCCCCCGTAGTCCAGATGCCAGATATAGTCGCCGAGGTTAGTGAGAAGTCGCCTGAGAAGACGCTGCTGGCCGCGCAGGCCATTCGTGGTGAGCGCCAAGTCTCCTGTTGAGTTTGTGACAAGATCGGACCGCCACTCATGCTGAAGGTCTCCCACTATCATACGTCCAGTTCCGTCGGGCCTGACGTCGGGCGTCCCAACGCGTCAGTGTGGGTGTGTGAGTTATAAACCGAACGCAATCTAGCAAGAGAGCCCCCCTTGTCATATACATTTCCGGTGACATGTAAGTCACCTAGGATTTGCACCGAGCCGTCATTTAACATCTTTAGGGCGCTTCCACTGGCATGGACAAGCCAAAACTCCCCCAGTGGCGCCGAGGGAGCTTGACGATTGTCTGAGAACAGGGCACCGCACACTACGCCGTTTGCTGCATCTCCATCATGCGATAATACAAGAACCTGGTCACCCGGACTAGGCATGCAGATCATTCCCCAGCCGCTGCCTGTCCAAAGCGAGATAACTGGCAACCATCCACTTAGTTGGCCTTCGGGTTGATGCAAGACTCGCACGCAAGTGGAAGTTGTGTCGACGGAAGCTACAATTGCCAATCTCGGCGGGCCTTGCAAGTGGTCAAGCGTAGATGCATAACCCTTGAAGGCGTTGACTACCTGCTCCACCCTTTATGATACCTCACCTGAAAGGACAACCTCTCGGGTTGATATACTATGAGCAAATAGTCGTTGAATGAAACCTGTAGAAGGGCTAATGGTGCGGTCGATCTTATCTATTTGATACTGGCGGTCGAATATTGATTCAGTACCCTCTAATGTAAAGCTGTCGCGTGGCGTTAGATCCAATTCACCTGGCATTGTGCATTCAATCGATTGCTCATGACGTGACAACTCCCCGACTCGAATTTGCGCAACTCTACTTGCTTTTTCCTCAGATAGGTTCGGTTGTATAATGTTGTAATGCAGAGGCACCGCCGTGAACACAAAGTCCGCTTCAACCTTTGCAGGCACCGGTCGCGATATAGCGGTCTGTGAGACAGCCCGATTTGCTTTTGAATTCCAACTCTTGACGGTAACCGCTATGTCGCCGGACATTTGGAGATAGCGTTTCAACCGAAGCGTAATCAAGTTCTCGGGCCGGATCGAAAACATAGGCGGGCTAATCGGCGTCGCAGGCTGAAAAAATAACTGTCTTCCCCGCACGAATAAGTCAAAGTTTTCGCACCTCGCGAGGAACGTTAGTAGATCCCACTCCGTCGTAATGCGATTAAACTGACTGTACGAAATCTGACATGTTTCGTCGTGATAATAGCGGCCAACAGGATTCATCGTCTGTGTCGCCATAGGTATCAAAGCATGACGTAACGCCACTTGTGTGACAATCTCACTCGACGTCACGTTAGGGAATACATCATTTGAGGGGCTATCTTGCAAACCGGCGGACAGATCCCGCCCATCAATGCGGATTCCTCGGGAGAGCTTGTCATAAACCAAGGAATCGCCCCGCCCGACGAAAAGCGACGTGAATCCGTCTTCTGCATTTAAAGCCGCGGTGATCTGATAGTTTGTTGTAGCAGACAGTTTCAAATAGTCGGGCTGTCCGTTGAGAGACGACCCCTGTAAGAGACGAAGCGAAAATCGGTCTGGGCCGTAGAAGTTATTAGATGATACGCGAGCTTCAAAGGCACCTGGCAGCGGGACGCCGTCAGCGTATACTTGTAGAGATGGCCGTCTAGTGATGGACGCCGAGTTACTGTAAAACAATCCCCCCTCCTCTCAGGTTCCCTGTTGATGGGACGTTTAGGGTCATCATATTCCGGACCATCGGATCTTTGACGCCATTTACCTCTGCGATATAAATCCACATCGTCGCATCTCCCAGCAACCGGGCGGCCAGGGAGAACAAATTATCATTGTTGATGACGATAACCCCCACGTTAAGGCACCCCAGTCCCGGACGCCGCGGCACCCAGATAGGACCGAGCTGCTATCAACATACTCAGCGAGTGAGTACCAGCCTCGAGGTTCGCCAAGGTAGCAATTGCTGTCTCTGCAGACACACAGTTGACGTCCAAGTTCGTTGTCAACCGTTGTGCGGCAGCCGCTAGGGCAACCACTACACTAGCTTGAGCTTGTAAGATAGCACTTAAAGAGGATTCTGAACCACTTACTGTCTCATGGCTAGCAGATAATCCCGCCAGTTCCGGCAATGTTTGAATAAGGGTTCCGACTGTTGAAAGCATGGAGGGAGAAAGCCGCGAGCTACTGCCAGATAGAGTTTCTCTCCCTATACGATTAGGCGCCTTATGTATCACGGAACAGGCGCATTTATATGGTATCCACGTTTGGTTCATGAAGCTGGCGGAAAATGCGCTCACGACGACGTCGTAGGAAATATTGTCCCAAAGCAAGACAGTTGTAATCCCGCGTCTTCGAAGGGAATCGACGGCGTTTGCGCGAACCAAGGCTCCATGACCGGAAAACGTACCTGAGAAGGTAATGTCGTCGCTATCGGGGCCGAGCAGGTCAATGACACGGCGACCACCAGCCAGTCTATGGCTAGCGAGGACTTGGCGCCCACCAAAGTTAATTTTGGTTGGCACTTCATAGTCTTTGAATTCGATAGAACCAAGTCGCACTACACGTCTCCCGCTTTGGCGGATCTACTAAATCTCTCATACCAGGAAGACCACGCCATGAACCATCTTCGGCTTAAAAGGCCAGGGAAGAACCTGCGCTTGGCGGCGTCAGACGGGCGTCAGGACCCGTTGTCCCAGTTGGAGACAAGAGTAACACGTCGGCGAGATGCCGATCGAGCCAGTTACTCAGGTCGTTCCCGTCAATTATGATACATCCTGAAAGGATGGGACTCATCATGTTGTTGTTCTGGAGGTTTGGTGCGTCTCTTGATGCTAGGTTCTTAAAGCCATCGGAATCATTTTGATTAGGCGGATTACATTGCCGTTTCGGTAGATTATTATTGACTGTGACCTCCGACTGTTCTTGGTAGCCGGGAGTTAAAGATCTACGTGTGATAAGTACATGCCTCAGACGGCTAGCGTCGTTTGATTTTGTTAAGCCAGCACTTCTCTTTCCGGTTCTAGTCAATATTATTGAATCTATGGCTGGACACTTGTCTCTAAACACAACATTTCGACGCAGCCGCTGCACCAGAGGCACCTCAACAAGCGTTATGGCATTGTTTATTAGGTCACGACTAGACCTTGATGCGCGAGGTGAGATGATCTTAGGAGGCGCAGAACTAGTGGCTTCTCCGATTGTTCGACTATTCTGTTCCACAGGTCTCCCCCCTAGTGTCGTTAACCGTTGAAGCGAGACACCTTGGCCAGGCCGGGGTGTCCTACCCGCGACATACCGATTCTTTATCGACCGACTCTCGGACCATGGTCCCCGTCGAAATTTGCTAGGCATAGTAAGCAAACCACCTGCTGCCTTTGATAAAGCCGCGAACGGTGATTGCAGTTTGTCGAATTGAGACTTTGAGTTCCGGAAACTAGGCTCTCGAACGTGATGCGGCGCTTTAATCCGCACGGGTGACCACAGCCCCCGACCAGCCGAATAAGCTGCAGAATTCCATGGCAGCAACCCTTGGCGGCCGGTCTCTGCGAGCGAAATGCTGGTCAGGACTTGTGTATTCTCGAATGTTGGCATCACTTACTAGTGTGTCTGTCCAAAATGGTTTTATATGTCTCGATTACATATCAGCACATCAGAAAGCGTCCCAGCGCATTGTCTGCCAGTCAAATGAGTGGCCGCCAAATATGCCCATAATGATGACGTAGGCAATCCTTTCGTCATCCGGGAGATTGAATGCGATGTCGAAGGGCACCCCATTCCTGACAAGGTATAAGCAGTCAATCAGGTCGGGGTGCCGGGCTAGTTTCCCGCGCTTTCCTCATGGACGCCATCCTCCTCCGAGTTTAGTTCGTCTGCTATCGCTGCCAGTCCCTCCTCTCCAAGCCGTGCAACGATAGCTTCAATTTGCGCCTCAGTTGTTGGCTTAGGAACGGGAATTTCGTCAATGGCAGTAGCACACGAGGCCAATATAGCCATACCAAACCACGGATGGTTTTCTGCCAAGGCGGGGCCAGCAGCCTTGAATAACCTCAACCGGTCAAGTACCGTTAGTTTTCGGATCGTGAGCACCCGTCCCAACGAGTCAACGGTAGTCCGGGCTTCGCCAAAGGGCTCTCGTTCTCCTATAGAGGCCATCAGATTCGCCTCCGGCGTGCTGCGAAAAACTCTAGCTTCTGCCTAACGCTGCTGTCGCCTTTCCATTGACCAGCGCTACTCAAACGAAAGCTAACGTTCTCATATTGATAGGTAGAAGTTGAGCCGTCCGGCTCGGATATGTATTGGTACATAGTGCAATTTGGATTCAGCGTACCGCTGTAAAAACTTTGCTCAGTTGCCGCAATAAAATCTTCAACATTCGAATTTCCACGCTCGAGTTCGAAATTTCCCTCCCAGCCTTTGGGAAGTTCCGTACCCATCTGTACTCCATCGAGCCTGCTAACCCGAACGGCCTGGGTCAATTGCCGCGCTTCGAAACCGGTTACGTAGCTGAGATCAAGGCGACCTTGCGGACCTATGACGACGAGTTGTGCGTCGCGCCCAATTGAGAACGTAGCTACCGACAAATAGTCCTCCTACGATGAGATGCTGGTAGGCAATATCTGCGAGCTCACCTGGACAGATTGCCCGCCCTCCAGGTTAACAATAAATTTTTCATTGATCGACTGATATTGGATTTGAACGTCCGCCTGAACGTAGCCTAAGCTCGTACGGCTTTGGGGATTGTTTGAACTGTCGCAAATGACACTAAAAGGTAAACGCCCGTCGGTAGCGGTCGAGCCAAGAAGCTTCTGGTTATGCATATTCTGCAGAAAAGACAGCAGGGTCGCTCGTATCTGTCTGAACAGGTCGGAGTTAACAACCTGTCCTACATAACTCCCCATGCCCGTAGAAAGCGTCGCTGCAATATAATTTGTAAGTCTCGTGTAGTTGTCGCCATGAGTTCCAACAATGGAAGACGTGTTATGACCTCCTCGCAGCCCCCAATAAGTGCCGCCAGGTTGGGGTCTACATATCAAATCGAGCCCGGCGCCCAGTAGGGCATTAAGATCAGCATTGGAGTAGGAGCCTACCTGTGGCGATCCAGGATCCCCGCTCCATTGGCTGCCGATTACCCCATAGATTTGTTTGTTAAGTCCAGACTGCTCGGGTGAAAGGTTTGCTAGGCGGCCGGCCGCAAAGCCTTGCGGAGAAACAAGACGAACAACATTGTTCGCCTGATCAGACCACCACAGCCAGTCTCCAAAGAGTAATTTTGTCGAGTAGCTGTCTATTCCTGCCTGGCTCAACAGGTTAATAGCATCTTCAACAGATTGGCCAGACGGCCCGGTCATGATCATATATACACCTTCGCTCAGTCCAAAAGTAGCCTGATCCGTCCAGCAAGTCCAATCGTCAGCATCCGCCAACACACCGATACTGCAGCCTTGGGCTCGGAGTGCATACATACCGCGCCTAGACGGGCCATCCTCTCCAACTAGTGTCATTGAGGTGGTAGAGATTGCGCCGTCCGTGCCCGATGCCACCAAGCCGAGAGCGAGGTTGACGCTGACTGGCGGCGCTGTTGCCCCGCCTGTATTCATTGTCACGAGCTGTGACTGCCCCCTGAAGACCCCCTGCCCTTGATTTACTGCCCTCGCCAGCGCCTGCCAAAAAGCAGCTCCTGATCCGCTGACATTGTCAAAGATCTCGGGCTGAAGACCAGGAAGGCTGACGGTCATCCGCCAAGTGCCGGCCTGAGACCCCGCTTGTAAACTTACGGTAATTGAGTTGCCAAGGGAACCTGTGTAAAGCGCAGTAATGGAAATTGTTGTTCCAGGAATCGTGACTTGTGCCGCTGAGTCTGTTCCATCGGTCACGCGTACGCACCGGAAGTTTTGTGCTCCCTGCTGTACAGCGATCGCAACCTGAGTACCCATATCGAACTTCCTGGGCACAACAGGTCCAAGACACGCAACATAATCGGCCATTGTGCCTACCAGAATTGGTTGGTTTACAGGTCCCCAGCAGGACGTGCCCACTACTCCAATAACGTTCGTAGGAACGCCGTTAAGTATAAGATTTTGCGGCGGGACAATCTGGACGTATAAATCAGGCACAACAATAGCTGCTGAGTTAATGACGCCCTGCTGGACAATTGGCATTTAGAAGAATGCTCCCTTAAATAAATAGTAGATCCAGGATGCGGCAATCCGATTAAACGATGAGATCCGCGCCACCTAGAGAGAGATCGCCGAACACCATTCGTGGTTCGTTTTCTAAGACTACTGTGCTATACTCAACAGAAAACGTAATATCCCGACGATATAGCAAGGAGTTCTGCGCCTGATCATATTCCATCGTTGTGATGTAGATAAGACGCGCGCTCGTGCCATCCTGAATAGCAAAAAAACGTAGATCTAACATAGCTGCATCTATCGCGCCGGCGACAGCATCGCGCAGAGCCGGTGTGGGGCACCAGCATGCAATAACAAAATCTCGTGACTGGCGCCGCGCCTCACGCAAGAACGAACTGTCACTCGCGATGCGAGCCACTATTGTTGACGCTGCCGGGACGGTGAAATTTGTCCCGGATAGAGCGACAACGGTATCGGCCCTGACGAGCGCCGCCAATGCTGCGGCAACTGCTTCGGCCGAATCGCCGGCCTGTGGGCGATAAGAGTAGCATCGTCCATTTATGATAACGCCTGCTCTTTCGCTTGTATCGGGCGTGCCGGCAAAGAAAATGGTACGATTATCGACAGATACCGAAAATGTAGATCTAGACGTCGTGGAAGAATACTTTATCGGTAGCAATGTCAACAAGCGCCCGGGCGTTGCGGAGGGGAAAACCGTGACATTAATTACATTATTTGCAAGGTCAGCGTTCAGGGAAGCCGCGAGAGGCCACCCTCTGTAGATTCGGCATTCGACCCCTACTATGCTAGCCGAAGTTGTACCTTGCGGATAAAGCGAAGCTGCAACAAGGGAGACTAACTCGTCTTCGACGTCCGATAGGTCAGCCACCGCACCTCCTTGCTTTGCGGCTCTTCCGAGGATCGGGAAGTCTTCACGTTGTGGTGTCCCTTACGGTTAGGCGCCAACCAAGTCTTGTCAACTCAGTCGCCATGATGATTCCAGTTCGACCAAGATCATCGGTCATCATGTCCGACAGTTTAAGGAGGACAGCGCCGATGCGCGGCAAAAGAACGGTCCAACAAGAAATTGGGACATCGGTTGGAAGATCTGCCACATCATGCCCGGATGCTGATATGCCAAGCACGCTCGCCGGCCAGATGCCAGTCATGGCGCTCAATGAACGGGCAGTAAGGCCTGCGTAAGCATTTGCACCAGGCACGACCGTTTGACTCCCACGAGCGAATGACACTCGGCGGTTTGTTTCAACGCATAAATTCGGCAGAAAGCGGTCTTGAGACGCAATAAACCACGTTTTATCGCGCATTACGATGTAATCACCAACGTCGGTGTAAGCTGCATCATATATCCCTACCCAGAATGGTATCCCGTAGCCAACTGTTCGATCAAATCCACCTTGGGTCGGCATGAACAGGACGGGAAGTCGAATATATCGGTGCGCTGGATCCAACGGCCGCCATTCATCCTTCGGACGATACACTACGGCAAGTTCACCTAGCGAACGCGCTGACACGTTATTTGCCCACCGTACACGATCGAGCATGCGTTCGGCGTCCATCATACAACCACAGCTATACAGCCATTGGCAGTTAAACCAGGTCCGGCCGATACCCCTAAAAATTGACAGAGACGGCGTCGCCACGTGTCAAACAAACGTAAGCGATCGTCCTGTTCCGACCGATTGCGAGTCCACATAGCTGCAGCGTCCGTATCAAGGTTCTCTCCCGCTCTAGGTATAGCGCATTCCAATACGAGCAAATGTGCCAGTTGACGACGCAGAACGGTTTCTTCGGCGTCTGAAAGAGTATTCATGCGGAACTCCAGCGTCCCGCGACTGTAGTAGGCGGGCCAGGTTAGAAGCTGCATCTCAGCCGTGCCCACCACCTGATACCCACAATATCGACGAACGTCGGTTTTTTCGGCATCCGAAAGGGCCATTAAATATATGAACCGTCGCCGCGGCTAATTAAGATAGCACCTGAGCCGCTCAATAAGACAGCAGCTGCGTGGCTTACCAACGGATTGATCGCCAACATCGCTTGGCGACCCGCCAAAATTGGCATGTCGGCACTAGATGCCGTTACCGACAAGTCGGCCCCAAAGCGCACAAATGCAAGAGCCGCTGAGGTGTTTGTTACCACAACGCTATCGCCTCCTCCGCTGAGCGCCAACGCCGTTGTTGTCGTTGTAGCGGCGATAGAGACGGTGCCGCTGGGCCGAAAGGCACTTGCTGATCCTAACGCCATCCTCCTAAGCTCCTTCTCAGCCAATATGCTCGATCATCACAGCACGTTTAAAAGCGGCGTTTGTCGCTGTGGGAACAGTGGATGGGTTGGTTGTCATGTCTGAAGGAGCACAGAACCCACCAATCCAGTACCAGGACTGGGCGATAATCTGCTGGAGCCGGTCAACGGGCTCCCGTGTCACCATAGCGACTCCATCTATAACTGAAACAATTGAATCCGCCGGAGCGACATCCATGGCTGCCATTCCAGCAAAGTCGCCCTCAACCAGCGCCCCTCTCCCGCACACAATAGGACGTCGTACAGTCATAGCGGCCAGCACCGGGTGCGGCTGAACGAATGTCTCGGTGGTTGATATGAACCGTAGCCCTAGAAAGTCGTTGGTCATCCCCTTATGAAACACCTGATTAGCGGAAGTCGCACCCTGAAACAGTTGCTTGAAGTCCGGATCAGAAAATAATTGCCTGGCGGAGACGGGATCAAGATAGCAATTGTAGACTCCATCGATCTCGGGTACAGCGTTCATCCGGAGCTTCGATACTGCATCAAGTAGGCATGACATATTCAGCATATCGGTAACGGCGAGTTGTGTCGTGTTGCTTCGCTGCGATGGCCTTATAATGACCGCCGCATTGCTTGCCTGGACTGTGTTTCCTGCTGTTCCGTCAATTACTGATACGCTTGCTCCAAGACCGAGAGTTCCTGATATTCCCCCAGGCGTGGTAGACAGGTTTATCAAGTCGGCAGTCGTGCTAACGACGTTGTATTGGCCCGAACCTATCGTGATGGTCAACGACACAGTGCTGCTCACAGGCTGCTGACCCCCATTCACGAAGACCGTCTGGAAGCCACGCAAATCATCTACCGCGACTGTTGATCCTGGACTCGCTAGTGTGATCCGTATTCGGGTGTTACCACTAAAATATGCGTTAAATAACGCATTCCTCGCTAGTTCATCAAGGCTGCGTGCGGCCTGCTCGCCATTAATATAAGCATTTTGAAGAAACTGAGAAGCGATGCCAACTCGGCTTGTGACCATGTTTAAGTCCGTAGTGGCTGCATAATGGTTCATGCCCAACGTATACTGCTCAACATTCCACGACGTTGGCGTCAGCCCGTTATCAAGATTGGTATTATTCGCAGCAAGGAGCGGGAGTGTGACCGTAGGTTTCAACCCAACCCTGGTCTTGGTAATCGTTTCACCTATGCCAACGGCAATTTGTTCCCTGTCGGCACAGGCACGATAGCCCAACCTCGACCTAAGGGCCTGATCGAACTCTCGTTCGAGGAACCCTTGCTGGATGATCGGCTGGAGGGCAAGTGGAAAGTTCTGAATCGACATAATTGTTCCTTGTTAGCCCAATCGTTGGAGACAATCTAACTGCTTTGAATTACAGTTCGGATATGTTGGGAGGTAGTGGTCTACAACGACATCTGGCGAAGCATCTCCGCTCGAGCCGATCTATATTCAGCATCTGTCATTTCCATCACCCGCCTCTGGGCTGATGCTTCCGCCGACGGCAGAGCTACCATCGTCGATGACGATGTAGATTGGAATAACCACGGTTTCTCGAGCTTAAAATCACGAATGAGCTGAGCGACGATCTTCGTGATGTTCTGCTCCTCGGCATTTATTTGATCTAAATCGAGTATTTTTATGCAGTCGACATCAATAATACCTGCGCGAACTGCCTCCACTTTTAGCTCTGACAGCAGGACCCGCGAGCGCACATCCTGCCTTACCTCCAAGAGTGTCTGAGCAAGCTCTTCATTCTGGCGCTTTAAACCCTCTATGTCGATTTCGTCCACTTCACAAACTGCGACTTCACTCATTGTTAACCTCGGGAATGCTGCTCTTAGAAGCTTTCGAAAGCTCTGCGGCGATATCCTCTATATCATAATTTGTCGCAATGGATTTGACCGCCGATTCCCGGCTGATCAACCCCGACTTCGACAACGCCAATACAGTTTGAGCGTCCTTCTGACGGTCATCTGCCGTCGGTTGGAACCAGCGAGGCCAAATCAGTGACATCTGTAAATCAATCTTTATAGGCTCAATCTCTTGTCCAAAGACTTTTAATTGATACACGTGCGAAGCCTTAATAATCATACGAGCTAGTTCTAATAGCGCTATCTCGCCGTAGGTGATCCTCAGGTTGTCTGAGAGCCATACCAAGCCCTGATTCAACAGTTCGATTGCTTTCCCGGATTGCGATGCCCCAAGTCGTTCCGGGTTCACACGATTACCATGCACACTTTCAAGTGCGAACTCCCTAAGTGTCCTCACATAGTCGACTACGGCGGCGGAAGCCGTACCATTAATTTCTAGTAGACGAGCATCGCCCCTTTCTGTCACCACTAGAGCATTGCCAGAGCCCTTGATGATCTCGGATTCTGATGCTGCTGGCTCCTTTATCAGTAAGGTGGGATCACTACTGTATTTTAGCCCTCTGCCTGCTTGACTTAATTGATATTCAATTTCGATCTGACTTTCGATAGCGGCACGAAACGTGCATGCCCCGTCGTTCCTGTCTCCCGTGGACGAGACCCCGGGCAGGTTCTTGATCCAAATTACCGGAACAAATCCGAGGCGGTGGCGTACGGTTCGTGCATGATCTATCGTAGTAGGCGGCCCATCTGCGACAAGTGAAGGGTTAAACCACGTTTCCGCATCGGTATCCCACTGCCTAACAAACCAATACATCGAATTTGGGTCAGAAACCGCATAGCCGTTGGCAGTTAGCATTCGACCAGAGACCTTGTATGCTTCACGCACAACCGACAGCGCATCTGGACAGCACGGGTTCCACATGGCGGTTAAAAAAGTTGTCGCCATTGGTTCTACAAATAGACGTCCCTGTAACACCCGCATCAAGATGGCGACTGAACCGACAGAACCTTTTACAGCCGCCTCCGTCATTACAAGGTTCAAACGGAGTTCTTTGGAGATGCTAGAGAATAAGGATTGAAGGTACTTGTCTGGACATCCGAACTGCGGAAAATGCGCTTCACTAAATAGTAAGGATACACTATCTTCTACGACTAGTCTTGCCAGGGGGTAACGGACATTAGGTCTTCGGCTGCGCAAAGGTATGTATTCGCCGCTTAACGAACGCTCCTGGTGAAATTCATAAGGTAGCACATCATATAGACGACCTTCCAACACTCTCGCTAAGATGTCGAGTACTCTTACACGAGGCGGGTAGTCATCATCTTGCGGTATGAGCCTGCAGATCGTTTCGAACATTTGGCAGCCTACGGGATGAGATTGGTGTCTATTGCCGTTCCTAATTCCAGCCGGTTCCCTAGCTACCTCATGATAAATGGAACCCTCAATATTCGGGCTTGGCGTGATGATACATTGATCAATCCGAACGCTCGCGCAAGCGCATCAACGTGATCATCTTTCGACCCTGAAGGGAAATCGCGCAATTCCGTAACGAATGCATGGTTCCATTTTGATCGAATGATAGCAATGTTCCCTATATTCCATTGCGAGGCGACTGGCGCTGCCCTAGCTGATTTTGAGCCAATTTCTCTGGACGAGACGACATGGTATCCGCTTAGTCGGCGCGTTAGATTAGCAACCTGACTCTTTCCAGCCTGTCCCGGGTCCACCGGCAAACCAATACGTACAGCTTGCCCATCCTGGTCCGCAGTCTGTAAGATTGCTTGCTCTACTTCATGAGGTAGACCGCGCAGGCGAACGACGTCGACGACAATGTATGTGTCATCGTCAGTCTTCGCGAGTTTCAGCCCTACTGTCCAGTCAGGGTCATTCATGCCAGTAGGGGCTGTTGCGGCTAAATCCCAAGCACGGACGATAATATTATTCGGATCATTAGCGAGTTCGCTCTTTATGTTTAGCTTCGATACATCAAATATACTACCGGCCGGTGGCTGTGGTGATTGCTGAAATAAGGCTGCCCATGTACGCTCGCCCATAGATCGCCTCTTCCGATCCAGCGCATTCGCATCCTCCCAAGCCGGCCAAAGAGGGCTGCCTGGCTCCCTGCCAAGCGGATCTCCATCCTCCGCTAAAGCTGGTAGGCGAAGTATTGTCCACTCCGACGCATTGCCCTCGAGCAACCGGCCGCCAAGATCGTCTTGATGCCAACGCGTCATAATCAAGAGAATCCGTGCATGAGGTTTCAGTCTTGTCATTACATCAGACTGATACCAATCCCAGACTCGCTCACGCATTAAGGGGCTGTCGGCCTCAAACTGCGACTTGACAGGGTCGTCTATGACAACAAGATCAGCGCGGCGTCCGATAAGCGTCCCTCTAGTTCCAGCAGAGTAGTATTCACCGCCTGTAGTAGTTGTCCATTGTGCAGCAGCGCGATCTGATGATGATATTCCGTAACCTATACGACCACCGTGCTGACTAATGGTATCCCGTACACGTCGGCTAAAACGCCTAGCAAGATCGGCGGTATGAGATGCCCCAATGACAGCCGTTCGCGGGTGATGAACAAACCACCATGAAGGAAATATTATAGACGCGTAAGTCGATTTGGCAGATCCGGGTGGCATGAGAACCATAAGACGGTCGATTTCGCCGACGCTTATCTTCTCGAGGTTTGCTAGCAGCAGGCGATGGTGAGCTGCAGGTCGCTGGCCCGTGCGTGATACGACAAAACTAGCCCAATTGTTTAAACTACTTCTGAGTGATTGTCGGAGAGCTGTTTCGAATTTAGTCTCTATCGGCTGGCGACTCAACGCTGGCATCTTGGATATCGCTGAGGACACCTTAGCGAGCAAAAAATAAAATTCAAATAAGGTCTGCTCCGACCATCGCTATACCAAGATAGGGATAACGTCATACGGCGCGCCTCGGATGTCGCATCTGCCACAGCAGTGCTGCACGTCAGCCCCTCTAGTATAGAGAAGTAGCTACCATTGCTGGGGAGCTTGGGCAAGAAAAATATGAGGGCCATGTGCTCGCTAGCTAAAAAATGCATCAGAGCTGACGGGAATAGTACAGACTACCGATTGATGCAGAGTTCGGGGGATGAAGCCGATCCTTCGCCGTCCAAAAGAGCCTGTCGGTTAAAGGTCTCTACCCCCCAATCCTCTGCGGCCTGTCACCGATCTTGGCAGGTCGATGGTGGCGCGTTCGACGGCGCCAGCATGTCGTCGGACGGTGAGCGGCTGACCGTGCACGAGGTCGACCAGCGGCTTGGCATCGCATCACGCCTCCCGCGTGCATCAGCGACGCGCGCACCCAGGAGCGGGTTTGGCGGGAGCTGGACGAGATCATCCGCATCCGCATGCTGATGATCGCGGCAGGCTACAAAGACGGCAGCAACGCCAACAGCTTCCGCGGCGGTTCTATGTTTAATTCCAGTCCGCCTAAATATTGACACACGCCCACTGGCGGGTTCCGATGGATTGGATGCGCTCTGAGTCGTTGATCAGGAACGTCCAGGCATCTCGACAGGCTCCGACGATGGCCTCGTAGCTGTTCCAAACGAGAGCACACAGCTTGTTGGCCCGCAGATATGCCCAAACGTTCTCCATCGGGTTCAATTCCGGTGAGTAGGGCGGCATCGGCAGCAGCGTAATGTTGTCTGGCACGGCCAGCTTCCCGCCAGTCCGGTGCCAGCCGGCGCCGTCCAGAACCAGCACCGCGTGCGCGCCCTGCGCCACCTGGGTGCTGATTTTCTTCAGATGCTCGTTCATCGCCTCGGTATTGACGGCCGACATGATGATCGCGGCGCCAACCGCGCGCGCGGGGCATATCGCGCCGAACAGATGTGCGGAATCGTGGCGGTTGTCGCGCACCATCAACGGCCGCGAGCCGATCTCCGCCCAAATATAAGCATGCCCACCCTTCTGCCCCACTCTGGCTTCGTC